ACGAGGGCACAGCCTGTCATTGACAAGCAAACTTATACACCACAATATACTACTTCTTTCGTAGTCTGTATATCATCCGACCAACAATAACAAGCGCAAATACTATAATAACACCTAGTGCCCAACCACCAAGCTCCATTTTGATTGATTGCCAGCGAGTCAGTCGTTTTTCAACCGGATACGGAACATCAATAGAATCGGTTCGAAGCACCGTATCAACCTTGTTTATAGTCAGATACCGATACAAATACTTATATTTTTCCTTGTAGACAGTATCTCCCTTAACAATCAGAAATACACTGTCATGCTGATAAATACTATCAAAACGAATGCTATCGCGAGTCTTATACTCTGTTCTCACCGTTTCAACCGGAATGTATTGAGTACGACAGGACGACAAGCATATTGCTGACGCTAGCAATATGATAAACAAGTAGATTAAACATTTCATGGTCGAATGACTGTATTGCGCAAGAAGTTGGTAAATTCACTCCGGACATCAAAACATGGACACGCCTTGATGTATTCTGCTGGCTCAACTTCACCGGATCCGTCCAAATCAGGAGATGTATCACGATGTCCCAAAAGCTCGACTATAGGATACTCCTTACAAAGCTTCGCAACCAGTTCACGCAAAGCTACCTTTTGTTTTGGAGTACGAGTATCAGCAGGCTTTCCACTTGCATCCAAGCCTCCAATATAGCAAATACCAATCGAATGCTTATTGTAAGATGATTCACTAAATCCTTTCGTATTACAATGTGCACCGTCAATAGAAAGCGGACGGCCGTTTTCTACAGTACCATCAAGATCGATAACAAAGTTATAGCCGATCTGATTAAATCCTCTCTGCTTGTGCATACGATCTATATCTTTCGCACGCAGGTCTTGCCCGATACGTGTAGCCGAGCAATGAATGATAATAGCATCAATTTTCTTCATTTTACTGTCCATTTTTTATATTAAAAGTCACTGGGTGGTTCACGTTCCGGACATCTTCTGACATCACATCTCCGAAATTCTGCTTCTTTCAATTTCAATTCAACTTCGTGCCGCTTATGGATTTCGTCTAATAAAGTGGACTGAGTTTCCCGAAGCTCGACATAAAGCGCATCTATCTTTATGTCCCGTTGTGAAATACGATCTTCAAGCCATTTAACTTGTTTCCGTTCATTTTCATCTTCCATACCATTCGCCGAAGCATCTTCTTTTCGAAGCTCAACCTTTCGATTCATCCACCATTTAACAAGTTGCTTTATTCCTTCAACACCTCCTAAAGCTGTTGCTAAAACTACCCAATCATTAAACTCCATATTATTCCCGATTTATTAGTGTCTTTAAATTAAAGATATCACTCCCCTCTCTCTCAAACATCAGCGTCCACCCCACTGAAGAAAATTCTTTCGCCACAAATGGCTTTATCTGACAAGAAAGGGATAACTCTTTCAGCCAAGGAGTACGCGCCTGATCTGATAACATAATCGCTCGTAGCTGCTGCATCATGGCGAGAGTACATCTCGATTGTATTGCTTCCTCTATCAAGTCCATTTCAGCGGATTTCGCCGCGATAGTAACAGCCATTTGCACTTCATCCTCGATATTATTCTTCTGATCGCGCTTAGACATAATATCACCAATTTCCACAAATAAGTATGTTCCGGCGAGAATGCTATCAACACGCTGCTTAACCGAATCGAAACTCTGACCGAAGATATAATAGTCTAATCCGGTAATCCGGGAGTGATCAGGCATTTTTTTAATTTCTTCCTGAAGAATCGCATATTCAAGAAGTTCACTTCTTCCTTTTGAGAAGATCTCAAGCACCTTATTGTGATCCGGAAACTGAGCATAATATTTTAGAATCTCGAAAATCATACTATCTGTTTTATTAATGAAATTGGTAATCCAGTATTCTTTGCTATATCCACATGCTTTACGTCAGCATAATGCATGCTCTTTACCGTTTCTATGAGCTTCTTACGAAGTATAGAAAGGTATTTAATAATATTCATCTGTTCAACCGCAGAGATATCACCATACCCATCACTACTAAGATTGTAGAGAGACTCAAGAGGGCCGGTCGTTATAGGGCTAGGTTTCTCATGTTCACCGGCTACTAATACCCAAAACTCAGTTTTAGTAAACAGAAAATTGACAAACGAGGAAAAGTTAAACGCAATACTCTGCAAAGTAACTAATGACAAGCGTTCAAATGACTTAGCTAATGCATGTGCCGACTCCGAATCATATTTTCCTGGATGATATAAAATAGCCGCAAGAAGTGGCAGCATTGTACCATCACATCCCAGCATAGAACGGGCTTCGACAAACTGTAAAGCTGTCAGAGAGCACGTTAATTGACCAAAGCCAGTATCAACAACATACCCTTTATACATCTGCCCATGAATGCTAACGAATGGAAGCAGCTGTGCACAGAAACAGCTATTCAAAGTAAATTTATAATCCAGCTTAGACAGATAACGGGCAATTGGCATCTTCAGTCTCTCCGGAGGAGTTTTCTTCGCCTTGGCAAACTCATCCTTTGACAAGTCCTGAAGCGCAGCATCATGATCCGGATACAAAATACGGAAAATAAAGTCTACCTGTTCGCCTAACCATGCTAAATTAGACATCGTATCTTCATCTTTAAAATGCGCTAATCGATGCGATTCCCATCCCATCACTCGACAGACATGTTTTATCTGTAGCATAGCCGGTGACAGCTTGCCAGAAGTAACAAGGTTCATATCGGCCATAATCCCTTCAAACAATTCCGGGGTAAGCTCCTCCCAGGAATTTGGAATTTTATATTTCTTCTGATGTACACAAAACTCTATCATGGCATCAATTGTATCTTGTCTTCAGGCAGATTAAAGGATGTTTCCGTCTCTATATCGGTATCCTCAGAGTCAGTCAACAATAAGTCTACATCTTTGATCAGGCTATTCGCCTGTTCCCGTAACTCGGCAGACAAGCTCAATAACCGTTGCTGCTCTTGAGTACCATATCGCATAACCTTTGAATCAATAAAGAGATTCCGGATCGTTGACGGAAACTCTAAAATGTCGAACCTAGTTAAAGCAACAGATACAACCATCTTTGCTAATGCCCGATTAATCAATGGCAAAACCGAAGGTTTATTCTTTGCACGATCCACATATCCGGATAAAATTTCTTCTAAGACCTCTACTTGGATTGGTATACAGCGGAAAAAGAAGAGATATGACAGATCGATACAATACAATAAATCAAAATCTTCCGTTGTCTTGATCTGCAATTTTTCAAGCATACGATAATACCTGGTTTCATCCCACCCTAAATCCTCTGAGGCATTCAGAAGAGAAATTATAGAATCCATTGCATTATAGTAATTTTCGTAATAAGCCCTCCGGAGAGCTTCCTGCTCATACTTGTAGATTTCGATATTCGCCTTGCGTTTACGAACTACATCAAAAACAGTATCATTTGCCATAGTGAGATTAGCAAGTGCCGTCCGAAGATGATCGTAAAGCTTATCTTCTTTTTTCTCAAGAATCTTCTCATACACAGGAACGCTTATAATGTTAGCAATCCGCTTATAGGCAGTAACGGCATGGCTATTGAGTGATGATAAATTGGTATTAGCATCAATGCCAGGAACAAATTCCGCAAATCCGGAAATATCGGAAAACAAATCTTTCAGTATCATGATTGCTGTTTATTTAGTCGTTCATCAGGAGTTACTTCTTCTTGCCGGCTGGGAGTCTCCCGATAAAATCCGAAGCGATATCCTTGTCTATATAGTTCCGGAAAGTTTATCTGAATAGCCATATTGAAAGGCTCAGAGCATATTTCATCATCCGGAGTTAGTGACATCAGGTATATCAGATAATTGTAGTATACATCAGCTCCTGACTTCGATATGACGCCATCTTTTGACACGGATGAAATGGAGGAGTCGAGTCCGACCGATGACAAGAGGACTTCGTCAGCACGTTTATCGTAGGTAATAAGAGCATCAATATACTCTTTGTATTTCAGGTCCAAAACCTCAAACTTCCAACGCTGTTCCTCACTAGTCCCTGTTTTAAAACTCATGGTAGCATAAGCTTTTCCTTGATTGTCCGCTCCAGACAGATACTCACTAATATTACGAAGTTCCTGTTTGAGATATTTTAGAAAGTAAGATTCTTTAAATGCAGTCCCAATCTCCATACCATTATATGTCAGAAGAGGTTCATTTTTACTTTTCCGTTCCTTATTCTCATTACATATCTTTGTTATCTGAGCACGTTTAGATTCAGCCCATGCATTTGGAATTATAATATGAATCTTAGCAGCCAAAGAGTTTTTAAGGAATGAGTTTATGTAATTCGCAGTGTCATTCGATCCCTTGATGTATGCCTTAGTCCCTTCATGTGTTTCATTTACTCCGTAAAACTCACTAACAGACTTCTCACGATGATGTGAAATTGCAGCATACTTTATGTTTCGGATATCCTTTATCGCCATGCGTGGATAAAACAGATATTTAGAAACTCCATAGCTCCAACGCCCTACTGCGATATGAGTAAAGTCCTTATAATTGATCAATTCCGTGATTACATCCTTTTTCTGAGTAGCTAATCGACAACGCCTGTTTTCCATCAATTCAAGTCCTGCAACCGGACGCTGTTCACCAATACGATTGCCTAGCGTCATACGCCATTTTACAAAGTAATCCCGGAAATAATAGTAGTTCTTTATATTCCCTTTTGCTACCTCTTTATAATCAGACTCCAGTCCCCGGTCTTTCCATGATTCAAGCCATGCTGTTATTTCAGGACAGTCTATCCACTCTTTAACAAGCTTCCCATCCTTTATACTTTTGATATATATAGCCGGACCTAAGCCATAGAGCATATTAACTTGTTTTGTAATCAATCGAGGCAATAAACGATTCTTCTTGATATCTGCTTCGACTTCTTCACACTTCATGTTATTCGCTCCGCGTGAGCACACGTTGAACCCTCCTATCGACTGCCAGTTGTAGTCTGCAGGAAGAATAATATTTGAATTAATGAAACCCGGATCCTTTAATCCTGCGGTTGGATTAGTTCCTAATTGAAAGGAAATTATATTGCTGTCGTCAATATAGCATCCATAATTTCCCATCATCTCTACACTATCACTCATAACCAGTCTATTTTATGCAATTTATACCCATCTTGTGGAAACCCCATGTAGCGAATAAGTATCCGATAACACATCTTAGGGTCAGCATTCTCATCGTTAAAGAGAAAGAAGTTCTCACTATCAATACTGAAACGTTCTTTCGGGAGCTGTGTCCGGAACGTACACCTTTCCTTCACTACTAACCTCTCAGAAGCCTCCCCCTTCTGCCTTGAATAAGGAAAGAAGGCAATGGTGAAGCACCCATTTGGCAGTTTTGATATTTCTTTTGCCCACTGAAGGGCTACTATGCCTGACATCGTCGTTTCCATGACCGAAATTACCGTTTTTGCTCCCCTCCTAAAAGGACGTCCCCGGGTATGTGTCATATTTCCTTACAAAAGGTCGATTTTGCACCTCAATCGGCTTTCTCAGCGGTGCGTGGAGAATTCCGTCTTTCGTTTTTTTCTATTTTTATTTTCAAAAAGTCTTTTGACTGACAGCCTGTGATTTAGCTATAAAAACGATGTCAACAGGATAGTATTATACCAGATTTACACACAATGATATCACCTTAACCAGTACACTATAGCCCTATATTGTCAGGTAAATCATCCGGGATATTACTTAATTCTCCTTGTATTCTATCACCATATAATCCAAAAAGCAGGTAGATAAGTGCAGAAGGAAGCTGTGTTGTCAGTCCTGCCTGATGTTTAAGAGGAACTTTCACCTCCGACGACTTATCCAACTCAACACGACCATCTGTTTTCTTCAATGGAGAAAGAGGAATAGCACTACAAAGATTCGGGCATTCATTCTCATCTATTCGACACACCGGCAGTGCGTTACTCCGTTCACCGAATAATAGTAATAGAAGCTTAAATTGTTGCCAATGATAAATAGTAGATTGTCCTTCGTTCATGAGCTCAACAGAAAAGCCATAACTTTCCAGTTCCCTTTTCAATATACGTGCATCAGAAGTTATTTTCTCAAGATCCTCACGACGTTTATTCGCTGCCCGGTCATGGTAAAGTACAATCTGTTTATTAATCGCGTCAGCTCCGAAAAACTCAAAGATTTGCTTTGCCAGTTCCGGTTGTTCCGCCGGATAATAGCAAGTGAATTCTTTTATAACCCGGAGTTCATGCCCATAATCTTTCTCTTGAGCAGCAACAATACTGGAGAAGTGTCCTGGGTCGTATCCTAAAAATATCTTATCACGTTTATCGTAATACTTCAGATACCTAGATGTTAAAACAAAGTGTTCCCGCAAATCCAGTTTCAGTATTGATTCATAACGATATCCATCAGAGAACTGGTGCTTATCCTTTCGATAGTTCGCAAAGAATTTATTAACGACCTCTTTCTTCCTGATTGCACAAATAGAAGTTAAGAATTCATCTATATCAAGCGATTCAAGCTGCGTTCGAAAGAACTTGGGGCCTAAGATATCCTTATTAGAAAAAGAAGAAGCCCGAATATAGTAGCTCGCATTCCTACGCATATCTGCCAAGCGTGGTTCCCAAGTGGCTATTATTCGTTTTGCCTTTTCTGTTTCCAAGCGAAGAGATTCGATTATCACAGGATTCTTTTCCTCTTTCATTCGATGATTATTTCTGTATATTTTGTACAGAGCAGCTTGGTAATACAAAGAAGCGGATACTATCTCATTGATAAGCTCCTGATTAACGTTATTCTCATATTCTTCATACCAGTTATCTTCACCTAAATCGAGACGCGCCGTATCAGATACCCCCGTTATTCCCTGATAATAAGGCGACATGCGGATAGCTGCAGAAGAGCCACGCAGGGAAGGGAATAATCGTGTCTTTAGCTTCTCACCCTTATTATGCTTCATTTCCTCAATGAAAGCATGTACACCACTTCTACCGGCAACAGACTCCGGCTGATCAGAACTCACCATCTGAAGATGATGTCCATTCCTAAATAATATGCTGTGCTTTGGATATGCAATCGGATATTGAGGCTTTTTAAAATGAGAGGGTATTTTACTTTCTCCCACGATATAATCAATTCCATACTCAAGCATGGAGCGCCGGCCATCGCCAACCGGTCTAGAAAAATATGCCTGAATATTTGGCCATACGTTTGTCATGAGAGCTACGTATGTCTTATGTACCAAGAAGGAAAGTTCTGCCGGCATATCATTGGCGACACGGATAATACGTGGTCCCATCACACCTTCAGTCTTACCTGTTGCACGACCGGCTTCTACAATGAGTACATTCGGATCAATAACATTTGCCCGAATCTGCATCGCATTCATGTAGTATTCCTCAAATGATGCAGTTAAGTCAAAAGTCGTAGAACCTACACTAAGCGATTGTGTAGACTGTGAATATAGTTCGATACCCATATACTATTCCCCAGTCTCTTCAGGTTCTACAATTTCGGCCTCCTGAATATCAGCATCACGCAACAAACGCTTCTTATCCCCTTTTTCAATAGGAAGAGAATCAATAAGATTGATATAAAACCCTTCATTATTTTTTCGTGCTATCTCCTTAATTGATTTCTTCTGGAAACCTAATTCTTCCGGAGTAAGATTCGGGGATATCAAGAATACAATGCCAAGGTCACGATCCGCTTCGGCAATTTCTGAAGCTCTACGCCGGCATTCCAAAGCAGCATTGTAACATTTCTCCTGAGTCTTATAATCTCCTCGCACAGCGCACAATTTCGCCAGATCCTCATATTTATCTGCATAATTAGATTCCCAGACTTTGATAGATACATTATTATCGATATTAAAGTAGTTTATAGCAGCGTAGATACGAGCCTTACAGGTTCGCTCATCAATATTAATTTGCTGGGTAGCATTAATCCGTTGCCGCAACATCTTTGCCGCACGTGTGATGTTTCGCTCGTATTCAAAGATCTCTGCTGCCCACTGAAGTTGCTTTAAAAATTTCTGTATATCCTCCGGAATACCTGAACAACGCCCAGTCGTCAGGAACTCCGAAATTAGATCGGGATGTATTTTATCAAGGGTGTCTAATTGCGTCATACTCCAAATAGTTGTTTTCGAAGGTCTAGTTCAATACGTTGATTCTTTCGCTCTTCCAAAGTATTAATGGCTTCGATATCACCGGCTTCAGCTTTCTTCGCCAATTCTGCATCAATATTATATTCACCTAACGCACGGCCATTATTATAGGAATCATAATATACGTCTCCCGGCAAAGTGATCCGGACGATCAAAGCCAATTTTTCTTTTCCACGTAGTCCTAATAGACTGCAAATGCGTTGCGGAGTGTATCCAAGTGCACCAAATGTGTGTACTTGCGATACATATTCCTCACCAATTAGAATAGCTTTATCCACATCAGATGTGGGAAGTAATACATCTTTCATACTGATTTCATTTTAGAATCTTCTAGTACTGATTTAAATAAAGCCTCTCTGTCACGGAACCGGCGAAGATGTTCTTTATCCTGCGACCGTTTATCTTTACGATCAGATCGCTTAAGAAAGGATTCGTATCTGCGAATGTTATCGGAACAATTTTTATATCGCCGCAAGAATTCTAACGGATCTGATACACATAAGCGTTGTAACTCTGCTCTCTCCGACCGATGAACAATAAGCGGATGTTTATACCGGAATATCGCAGTGTCGTTATACGTTTGCAGCTCGGAGAATGCCAGTAAGTTTCGGATCCGTAGTTCAGCCATATCGATGACTGCACGCTTGGTCGGTTTCTTATCTAGTAATTCATCGAGCTGCTTCATCTTTTTCCACGTGATCACACGATCATTATACAGGATGGTGGCTATTTGGACGTTTTCGTCTTCGAGGTTTTCCCAGTCGATTTGCGGGTACTCTTCGTGCTTTTGCTTTTTGGAGCTACCTTGGCAGGTTCTTTTTTTTTCTCTTCTTCCAAGGCTTGCTCTGCCTGTTCCGCACGGTCTTCAGCTTCTACTCTTGCCTCCTGCTCCGTTTCAAGTTCCTCCTTCAGCTCCTGATTCTCCTGTTCCAAGACTTCTGCCTGTTCCTCATTTTGAGCAATACGTTCTTCCGCTTCTTGCTTCTCTCTTTCACGAAGTTCCGTTTCGGCTTGTTTTTCATAGATTTCAGCATCAATCTCAAATGGATTCTTCTCTTCTTGTACTGAAGCAGCCATAGCTTCTGGCTGAGTATCCCCTCCTGATTGAACCTCTGCATTTTCTTCTTTAGCCTTTTCACATTCACGGCGATTCAGACGAATCTCATCCTTAGGCTTAAAGTCCAGCAACGTATATAGGATATCATTCGCATAACGCTGTGGGTTACGTGCAAACATCTTAAGTTTAGGATGTGCCGGAGCAGCCAACTGAAGCAGACTTAAATCCGCTTCGGCTGCTGCTGAATTACGTAACTCATTAAAATATTTGTTTTTCTCCTTAAATCCGTACATAACTTATGCTGTTTGAATTCGACTTCCTGAAACTTCAATAAGAGTAGAAGGATCCAAAACCCGGAAGGTAATAGAGGAACCAGCCTTCGCCGTCCAAGTAGCTCCATCTTCCAAAATAAACGTTGTACCATCAGCTATTGTAGCAGCCTTATCAGTACCCATACCGTTTAACGTAATAAATCGGCCTTTATCGTTATTTGTCAGTCCTGTTACTGTAGCAATAGCATACGTCTCGGACGAACCATCCGGAATCTGATAAGAGTTATTGGTTGCTTTGATGGATAAAGCTGTAGCGCCTGCTGTATGCACTTCTGCCGGAGCGCTTATAATATCGCCAACATATTTATAATACTGCATAACAGATGTACGTTCAAAGGTAAATGTTACATAGCGACCATCCTTGTCATTTTTAGCTTCATACGATTTTAAAATCATAGGCCTGTCATATTCACCCAAAATATACCATTGATCCTCTCCAATCTCTTTAAACAGAACGACAAACTTACCGCCCGCATGATCTTCGATAAAATTCAATAGTTGATCACGCATGCCTCCCATGATGATGACAAACTGATTGGTTCCGGACGTGGTTATATCACCTTTCTCGCCGTTGCCCACATAAGTGGGAATATCATGTGCCTCAAAGTATTTCATATATTCCCCGCCCAGCATCGGTATGGTTGCAACTTCACGATTGCCATTAGGCTTAGGAAATTTCACATCCGGATTGATTTGGTGAACATCGATCAGATAAACCTTATAGGCAATGTTAGAACCATGTGTCACTTTATCCGAGACGTCATCAACACTTCCAATTGCCATCATACCGGCTAAAGAGGTACCTGAAAATCCTGTCATACAAAACATTGAATGATCAGGATCTAGAAGCATACCAACAACAAAGACAAGAGCAAATAGAACTGCTAAAGACAAGAATAATCTCATCTGCATTTTGCGAGCATATTGATTTCCCTTTCGATAGGGATTACTGATTTTATTAGCTTTCATAAAATTTTAATTTTGTGATTAGAAAAAAAGGGTGGGCAGAACACCCACCCCTGAAAACAACCCTGTTTTATAATGAACAAAAAGCACTATCTTACACCAGGCAGATTAGGTTGCAAATCTGCATTCACAGTACGAGTTCCCCCAACACAACGCTCCAATTCACGGAAGTTGCCTTTACTGTTTAGAAGAACAAGGATATAATCACCTACCTTTGTCGGAGTATATTCCGCTGTAATATCTGCAAACTTACCAGCCTTAGAAATAGTAGAAGCATTAGTCACAGATCCGCACTCAATAAGATATGCAACACCTGCCTTCGCATTCGTGATATCCGTAATTGCAGTAGCTTTAGTATTTTCAACTGTGACTTGCCAGAACCCTGTTTTAGCATCAATGGTAGTAGCATCAGCTTCTACATCAACAGAAGGCTTATTCATGAAAATCTGCTGCCATTCATAGTTATTTGCAACTAGTTCTTTATGTGTCTTGAAGCGACGTCCCAGGAAAGCAGCAGCTGTACCTTCTTTCCAAGTTGACCAGCATTTCACCATTTCCATATCGTCTTTTGCTTTGAAAGCCATCATTTCACCAGGAATGTATTCCAAGAATTGAAGGTTACCCGGAATGTCCAGGAACATCAAGCAGCTTTGTCCGAGGTAGGGCAGCCACTTAATATGAAGCGATGTATCCGGTACAATATTCAAATAGCTGTCAGGCCCAGTGAAATCAAGGTCTTTACCATATTTAGCCCGGCAACCTTCTTTCCACCAAGTTTGGTGCAGACTATTGAGGTAAATAACATGTTGATCCAAATCCATGTCCTCTGTACAGTTTTCAATGATATCAGCAACAAATTCCTTCACTGCATCGACCATCGTTTCTTTGGTATATGCACGATATGCTTCGTCATCATGCAACAGAATCTTATTCTCATGGAAATAGCGGATCAGTGTATAAATGATACCAGTAGAAGCGTTCAAGAAATGAGAAGGAACACCCGATTCCGGAGTAGCATAAATACCACGAATACGACGCTTATTCTGTTCGACCTGGGCCGTTTCCAAAGAATTGACAATACAGTATTCAATCAAAGACCACTTGATCGGATCAGATCCTTCTTTATTGAGATAAGCGATGTACATTCGTTCCAATTTCTTCATTGGTCCAAACTTCATCTTAATCATCGCATCGTCAACATGTCCCATCTCGTTCTCAAGCTTCATGCCACCTTTCCAAACTTCACCTTCTTGCCAACCTTGAGAAACTTCATCGAAGAAAGTATTGAATACTAGGTCATGGTCCTGAATACCATAGCGAATCGGGAAGAACTGAGTTAAATCACGTGCTTTCAGAACATGAGCAATCAATGCATCCTGTCGACGAATAACATACTGATCTCCGACCTTTGCATCGTCTACACCAGAAAAATCAGTAGAAAACTCACCTGAAGCTAATTTTACCGGATCAAGCAAATGATTCTTATTCAGATATTCATAACGCCGGGCAAGAGATTTAGAGAAAGCAGCTACTTCCTGGAAGAAAGCTTTTTCCTCGCCTTCCTCTATCTTAGTAGAAGAGTAATCAGGATTTTCTGCAATCTTATTCCAACGTTTCGACATGTCAAACATCGGCACTTCAATGCCAAAAAGATGTTTTGCAGTAGTACCAGGACCATTGATTCTCATTGTAGTAACAGTTGTTGTGGCAGCTGCAGCGTTGTCTTCCGCAGTCTGATCTGCCATTGTTTTTACTAGCTTCTGTAATTCATCATTCTGTTTCGCAACGTTTTTAGCCAACTCAAGAATACCTTCGGGAGTAGCTTCTGATTGAACAGGGCCATTTTCTGAATTACCTGGGGCTTCGGATGTTTCAGCAGGAACGATACCGGCCAATAAGGATTGTAACTGGTTCATTTCTTCCTGGGACATCGGCTGTTTAGAGTCAGCATCCATATCTTCTCTAAGAGTTGCTTGAAACTCCTTCTGATAACGGGTAGCAATTGACGCCACGTCCTCTGATGTAAGTTGCTTATCTTTTGCCTTCTGTGACAAATCAAGAAGCTGCAAGACCTTTCGTAGTTTTTCTTTAAAATTCATAATTAATAAAGTGTTTAATTAGACATACTGATTTATTTTATTTCGGAGGGAAATGCTGTCCAAATATTCCTGTCCACGCAAATTCGCATGGGCAATAGCTTCAGGAAGGGTCATTACAGAATCAATCAACCCATTATCAATCGAATGTTGAGCATCAAAAGTTTCACCCTGAAATACCGGATCATCTTCGGGGAGAGTGGCAAGTTTAGGACGAGAGGATTTTACCTCGTTTAAAAATTGAATGGTAAGCGGATCCAAAACTTCTTTAATATACTGTTCCGGATGACCGGAACGTAAATCCTCGAATTTCTTATTCTTAAGCGGAGATAGACTTGATTTCTCTTGAATAAGTTTAATCCCTAATTTCTCATAATAAGCAGAAAAATCGTAAAAGCCGACCATCGTGCCAATACATCCGATTTGATCGTTATTCGTCAACGCATGTATTCCATTAGCGCTATGACAAGCAATATAGTAACCGGCAGAAGCACAATACTGCTCAACTAAAACTTCGACAGGTTTCTTGAGTGAGCGCATTGTCTCCGACAGGCGATCTAAATACCAGGCTTCACCTCCGCCGGAATTAATGTGTAGGAAATGTACAGATATTGAAGGATTGCTTTCCGCAGCAATCAAATCTCTCTCAAATTGTTTTGAGGAGAAATACCAGGAAGAATTAGATGTAATTGTACCAAATATACGATGATAAGCGATAGATCCTTCAGGCAGTTCCTCTGATGAGAAATCATTGGTTAGACTTATGTCTTTAAGTCCTGCAGTACATGCTATTTCTTTTTTAAGTCGGGCAATCGCCTTGTCCACCTGGTCTTTATAGGTTGGTGGATCCGCTAAAAAGAAAAAAGCTCCAGGCACAGGATTCTTTTGGTCCAGGAGCGGAAAACAATCCATCATGGCAGCAGCATAAGCTTCTGCCGTGATGAAGAGCTTAGATGTGATAAGTAAGTTACGAAGAAATGTCCTATTCATTGTAGCGCATCTTTTCAGCGAAGGTAAAAGATGAGAAGGAGGCTATGAAGGACCGTTTATACAGGTAAAAATGGTGAATGAAGCATTTTACAGGATATTTTCAATGTTGCTGTATTCAAGTTTGCCGATATTGACACCAAGGCTGGAATCTCATCAGATCCTATCGTAATATTCTTTTCTGAGGAATCACGCAAGTAAACAACAGCATATCTAGAAATAGAAAATTCCCGAAGAGTATCCACATCCGGAGTTTCAATCGTAATATCTTTGCTGCAATCAAACAACTTACCAGATGCCGAATCAGCAATGGCAGGAGCAAAAGAAAAAGGATCAGCAAAAAAACGATACTCTTCCTTCTTCATTTTCCGAACAGGTTTTACCCTCAAAATAATAGATAATTCTTTCATAATCAGATATGTATTTAGTAATCAACAAGTTCGCCACACAACGGACATTTTTTCGCCATTTTGAGACAAAAACAATAGTTTGGTCGGTTATTTTCTAACAGGATTTTAACTTCTTTTTATATTCTCTACGGACCTTTCTTTTACGCATGTTTTCTCTCCAACGATAGAAGTTTTTTAAAAGGGCATCTTCAGAAACAGAGTCAATGCAATAAGAACACATAAAATGGTGTACAACATCCAAGTTATTTAAAACATGTCCGTTCAAATCATTCTCATCCATTGCTGCATGAAGTTCACGGTTGAACATACGGCGTATTTCTTTCTCTATCATCTTGACGGAACTAGGAGAAAGGAAATTATAAACTTTAGGATCCTTACCTATTCGTCTTTCAGGTAGAATGAATGTCAGATTACCACTATCAACAGGAGATTGATTCTTTTGCCGTTTGGCCATCAATGTCCAAATTGTATGGTAAAGATCTGTATTGTCCGGTATTCTGAATGCTTCTTCGCAACCATTGTTATACTTTCCACGTATGTATTCAGCCAAATATGGCTCAATGTTAATACTTGTCGTAATCATAGTCTTTTCTTTTAAAGGATATTTTCTAAATGCTTTTATTCATTTTTGCTTCCAACTGTCCAACCGTCCAACAGTCCACCCTATTACTATCATATTCTTCTAATTATCAATCTATTAAATTTTCAGCAATGCTATAAAATGGCTGTTGGACGGCATCCTACATATCCAACATAAGGTTTTTCGATGCTATTTTGTTGGACAGTCCTAAATTTATTATGTTGGAACGTAGAAAATAGTAAATCCAACATGTCCAACAATGTCCAACAGAACAACAGCTACTGTTGTATATATATATACTACTTGATTAATATTATACTACTATACTACAGGCACTTACATTTTAAAAAGATTTCTATTGTTGGACGGTTGGACGGTTGGACGCTATGTTTTGAAAATTACCTTTTCAAAATTCCTGTCTCTTTGCTTCTATTTTCTTTAAATTCAGGGGGTCCGGGGGAATAATAATAATAGTCATAAATACCAGGATTGATTCATATTGAGAAATGTCCGTATTATTATAAAAGAAAATACTCCTCTACCGACCGAAGTTGGAGGAGGAGTATTTGTCCATGAGTACGGAATACTAAAATGGGAGAGGCTGCTTCGCACTATCGTTTGATTCCGAAGAATCATTATCTGAACGTAGAAGATCAATATCATACAATTCTCTAAAGATGTCATAGTTAAGTGCAATACAACTAGAGTTTATCGTTTTTTTCTCCATCTTACGAACCATTGTGTTATCAGCAGTTACCTGTGAGCTATCAGAAGACGGATTTTCAGCAAATCCACCACGCGGTACTTCAACTGTATCATAATAGTTAAAACGCCGTGCATGAATCAAACCGATATAACTAGGATGCGAACGAAGGTTTTGCTCAATAGTAGATTGTGTTGATTCCTCACTATTGTAAGAGCTACGTGCAAACTGGGTATAGATTGTACTTAAACGTAAAAACAATATCCGGGTTCCTGCCGCAAAAGCCACTTCTTTCTTATCTCCTCCAGGCATTTTGATCGTCACCTTATCCGGAGTATCAATAGAGAAATCTCTGCCTTCCCGAATAGCTTTAGTATCAATCATCACATCCATCGCCTTGAAGAATGTAGCCAGCTTATCTGTTTTACTTATCAGCTCAACCTGGAAGCGTATCTTATTACAAGCTATTTTGAGAAAATCTTTATAGGTAAATGGCAGTTTCATATCAGTATGGTTTTCAATTAAATTACATGTAGCTAGGAATAAGGAGGCCGTTTTCATCAAACGATCTATCTCTCCTGCATTAAGCAACTCAGCCTTCAGATCATCATAAGCCTGTTGCTTGAGTGCCCGGAATTTATCCATGACCAAAGGTCTGAGTTTTAAAATATCAAAAAGCACATTGGAAAGGCCGATCTTATCCGGATCTTCTATCTCTTTTAACTGATTAAACAAATCCACTTCCTCCTGGGTTCGGTTTTTGGGCTTAGGAACTTCACATACTATGATACGTGACATCAGTGCATTGTCGTCACGTTGTGGGGTCTCCTGACCACATAAGATAACAGGTGCATACACTTTATCATTTTCAATTTCTTTCCCGGATGTACCTTTTCTCTTCTGCCGACCATCACCATCATAAACGATACCTTTCAATGCTTGAAACTTAGCATCTGAAATATCCTTATTATTGTACTCATCAAGCACAACCGGCATATCACGAAATGTGCTCATCAAGGTAGACATAGCTGCATCAGTACCAATATTTAAGTTGAAGATCGGATATTTGGGAGAAATGAACATAGAACGGATAGAGATAGCAATTTGCGTTTTTCCTGAAGACATTGGTCCCATAAAAAAGGGAGCTGTGAACAGGCGGTCGATACAGTGAATATTACTTCTAAAAGCACACATGATAGTAAATAGGATAGCCCATTTTCCGTTATCATTAATCTTATATACTTGATCCATCAACTCTGCCCATTTCTCAAACGAACATTGCTTCTCAGCAGGAATATCTTTATATACGAGCTGGGAAATCATCTCGTATTTTTCTGACTGCCGGCCGGATCCCGCATAAATAGTAGAGAATGCCGGCAGATAATAGTTTCGGTTATTATGCATCACCACGCCTAATTCATTGACCGGATCAAATCTTGGGACTTCATCCACAACATGAAATATACCATTTGCAAAAGCATAAAACATGTGATCCTCACGTCTCGATGTACCGTCAGGTTGTTGATTGCCATAGGTTAGTACTTCAGTACAGGTTACAAAATTTCGACTCATATATTCCTTTATTTTAGTCCAATGTTTTTCTTCACCATCGGTAAAGTTAACAGCTTCCAGGTTTATTAATTTTTCTTCAATTGTTGATTTCTTCAAAAGTGCTTTTGAAGGAACCTCAATGTACAAAGGCGTTTTATAATATTTGCGATTAATTTTAAGTACTCGTTTATTTGCATCATCTTCATCGGAATAAATATGTAAGAGGGGAGTCATAAAAAAGTCTCCCACCATCGTGTAGCCGGAGTTGTTGCTATTCCTAAACATGTAGCACACCGGTTCTCCATTTGCATTTAGCTTTGGATAAAAACCACATTGCTTGTGCATAGCATCATAATCCGGATTATCAATAACATAAGCAGGCAGAGTATTAGGATCATAATCTTCGACATCGTCATCTGACCGCTGGGCATTGATGGCCATACGCGACTTCCTTTTAGACAGATAAGGTTTAAGTATCTCATTTAAAGCGCCTTTTGTTATTCCGAGATTTTCGTAATAGTGCTTTTGATTAACGACTCTTACAGAATCATCAGCATAACTAATTAAATCCGCACAGCGTTCAATAAAAGTAGTCCGTTCTCCAAGATAAGTTTTGAGAAAGCGTCCATACACCATCACGTAGTAATTAATATAGCTCCAGGGAACTTCTCGTCGATGAATCTTACCCTGCCCATCTTCCTCTTCTTCCTCATCCTCAGTCTCGTCCTGATCAGACGGAGGAACAACAACTGTAATATTCGTCATTCCTGCACGGTAGATAGAAGACAAAGCAAACATATA